ATGAGCGCAGGCGGGAGGCGTTTGTTGCCGCCTACTTCGAAACGGCCAGCATCGTGAAATCGGCGGCGATCGCCGGCGTGCATATGAACACGGCGCACAAGTGGCGCCACGACACGTGGTTCGAGAAAGCGACGAAGGAACTAAAGCGCGCGCTCGACAAGCAGATGGACGGGCGGATCACGAAGATCCTGTCCAAAGCGCTTGACACCCTGGAAGATCGGATCGACAAGGGCGATACGAAAGTGCTGTCGACCAAGGACGGGATCTTCCGCGAACAAGTACCGGTCAGTGCGCGCGATCTGGCAGTCGTTACCGGTGTGCTGTTCGATAAGCGCAACCAGTTGCGCCGCGAGCCCGAGAACGACGACGGCAACGAGAGCGCGCTGGACCGGATCGCGGAGAAGCTCAGGCAGTACGCACTGGTCGAGAACAAAGACCCGCTGCGGGATACCGGAGTCAGTGACGTGAACGACTACGAGGATTTGGTCTAAGTGGCGACTGCCCTCCCGATCAAGAAGGCCAAGGGCAAACTCGACGCCGCGCTGATCGAGGGGTTTCAACGCCACTACCTGTTGCAGGGGTTCGACGATTCCGCCCCAGTCGCCGATTTTCACAGAACGATGTGGGAAGAGGCGTGCGACGAAACTAAGAAGCGTTGCGCGTGGGCGGCGCCCCGCAACCACGCCAAGTCGACCGCCATCACGTTCAGCTTCGCGATGGCGGCGATCGAGTTCCGGTTCCGCGATCACATTCTCATAGCCTCAGACTCGGAGACGCAGGCCGTCCACCAGTTGAAGGAGATCAAGAATGAGTTCTACGAGAATGAGGAAATGCGCGCTGACTTTGGTTTTCGCGCTTTTGTTAAGGACACTGAAACCGAAATCATTCTGGAATTTTCGGATGGATATCTTGTTCGAATTCTAGCCAGGGGCTCAGAGCAGCGGCTACGGGGGCTCAAGTGGCGGGGCAAGCGTCCGAATCTTATTTTAGGCGATGACCTGGAGTTCGATGAGATCGTAGCGAACCCGGAACGCCTGAAGAAATTCAAGGATTGGTTCTTTAAGCAATTACTTCCTTCCGGCTCGAAAGACTGCCTGGTGCGCATCGTCGGCACAATCTTGGCGTTCAACTCGCTCTTGATGGACCTGATTGGCGACCCCGGATGGACAACTCACTTATGGGCGGCGCACGAATCGTTCGACGATTTTACAAACATTTTGTGGCCTGGTCGGTGGCCTGAGAAAGACCTACGCGACGAGCGCCAGGTGTTTATCAACCAGGGCAAGGCCGATGCGTATTCGCAAGAGTACCTGAACCAGCCGATCGCGGAAGGGAACAGCTTCTTCGAGCGCGAAGACATGTTGGACATTCCATTCCAGCACTACCGGGATTGGGAGACGAACCCCGGTCGCCGACCGTTGAACTTTTATGCGTCCGTTGACTTTGCCGTGTCCACGCGCACACACGCCGACCGCTCGGTGATCAGTATCGGAACGCTTGACTCTGATCAAAACTTGGATATAGTAGACGTACGCAAAGGAAGATGGAACCCAAACGAACTAGTGGACCAGTTGTTTAAGGCGCACGAAGAGTACGCGCCTGAAACGTGGTTCGTGGAATCTGGCACAATCCTGAAAGCGCTCGGGCCGTTCCTCAACGAGGAGATGGGCCGGCGAAATTGCTTTCTGTCGATGCATTTGATGGTTCCTAGCAAGGACAAAGTTACGCGCGCCAAGTCAATCCAGGCGCGGATAAAAGCCGGAAGGGTTCGGTTCGATAAGTCCGCAGACTGGTACGATGACATTGAACAAGAAATGCTCCAGTTTCCGCGCGGCGCGCACGATGACTTCGTCGACACTATGAGCCAGTTCGGACTGGCACTCGACCAAGTTATAACGCCGCCAACGGAAGACGAAATAGAGGCGGAAGAGTGGCGCGCGGAAGAGTCACGCGACAGTCAGCAAGGCCGCAACCCTGTCACCGGTTATTAGGCAGACATCAATAATGGCTACGATATTCACCCGCAAGGGGCAACCGATACAGGTAGACGACAGCGATTACGAAGCGCTATCGCGGCACACCTGGAGGCTCGACAAAGACGGCTATGTGCAGAGAACCATCAAACTACCGAGCGGTAAGAACGGCGTACAGGCGATGCATCGCCAGATAATGGGCTGCGAGCTCCTAGATAACCGTGTCATCGATCACGCCAACCGGAACAAGGCGGACAACCGGCGCGAGAATTTGCGCGAGTGTAGCGTCGCCGAGAACGCGTGGAACCAAACGCTTCGGATCGATAACTCAAGCGGGTATAAAGGCGTCCACTTCAACAACGAAAAACGTAAGTGGCAAGCCCGCATACGAACCGGGGAAGGTAAGCGCACGCACCTGGGCTATTTTGACACCGTCGAAGACGCCCACGAGTTCTACTGTCTTGCCGCCGACATGATTCATGGCGCCTTCGCAAATCACGGGGTAGCCTGATGGAATTCCAAAAACACTTGAAGTTCGAAACGATCGTGTCTTCCGACAACCTGGTCGAGGACATGGATCACGACGACGTGAAGCTGATCGGAGAGACGATCCGCAACAACTACCAGTCAGACAAGGCTTCGCGCTACGAGTGGGAGTCGCGCTATGCGGATACGGAAAAGCTTGTCATGCAGCTCGCTGAAGAGAAAAGTTTCCCTTGGCCCGGTGCGTCGAATGTCCGCTTTCCGCTTCTCACTATCGCCGCGCTCCAGTACCACGCAAGGGCTTATCCGGCTCTTGTACGCGGCTCCTACCCGGTTTCCTGCCGCGTTATCGGTGAAGATCCTAAAGGCGAGAAGGCAGCACGGGCGAAGCGCGTCAGTGACCACATGTCTTTCCAGCTCATGGAAGAGGACACGCAGTTCGAAGACTCGACGGACAAGGCGCTGATCGTTCAGGCGATTATGGGGTGCTCGTTCAAGAAAACGTTCCAGTCGTCGAGCCTCCACGCGGTGCGCAGCGAACTGGTAATGCCGAAAGACCTCGTGATTCCGTACCACGCCAAGTCGCTCGAACTCGCGCCGCGCATCACGCACGTGATCGGTTTATCGATCGACGAGGTAGAGGAGCGGATCCGGCGCAAGCTGTTCACCCGCCCACCGGAAGACGAACAGAGCGAAGGCGGCATGACTGCGCCCCGCGAAGTCCCGCACCGGGGCGTGATCCAGGCAGTCGAAGATGAGATTGACGGTATTCAACCGGGCGGCGTCGACGACGACACGCCGATGACGTTCCTGGAGCAACACCTCTGGCTAGACCTCGACGGCGACGGCGTGCGCGAGCCCTACATCGGCTTCGTGAGGCACGATAACAGCGTTTTGTACCGCCTGGTCGCGCGCTTCTACGAGGACATGGTGGAGCGCAATGACGACGGCGAGATTGTCCGCATCGAGCCCGAGCACTACTTCACGAAGTACGAATTCATCCCCGCGCCGGACGGTTCTATCTACGGCATGGGGTTCGGCATGCTACTAGGCGCCACGAACCACGCCATCGATACGATGATCAACATGCTGACCGACGCAGGAGCCATGAGCAACCTCGGCGGCGGCTTCCTGGCGCGCGGCGTGCGCGTGCGCGGCGGCGAATACGCTTTCCGCCCGCAAGAGTGGAAGCGCACCGATTCAACCGCAGCGGATCTGAAAAACGGAATTTACCCGCTACCTATTCGCGAGCCTTCGAGCGTTCTGTTTCAACTGCTGAACCTGCTTATCGACTGGGGATCGCGCATCGGCATGGCTACCGACGCGGCCACCGGGCAGAACCCCGGCCAGAACCAAAAGGTAGGCACGACACAGGCTGTAATCGACCAGGGCGAGAAAGTCTTCAACGGGATCTACAAGCGCACGTACCGGGCGATGAAGAAAGAGTTTAGGCTGGTGTACCGCCTGAACTACCTCGCCAAGCCCGTAACTGGCAAGTTTGAGTACGCCGACGAGTCAGGCCAAGGCGGCTTTGCGCTCTGGACCGACTATTTCGCGTCAAATAAAGCCGTGGTCCCGGCGGCGGATCCGAGCATCGCATCGCGCGAGAAGCTCTTGCAGCGGGACATGCAAGTGCGCCAGATGGCGGGCTCGCTCCCCGGCTATAACCGGTACGAAGTCGAGCGCCGCGTGCTTGACGCGATGGAAGTGCCAAACATCGACCAGATTTTCCCGAAACCGGGTTCCCCAGGCGCCGCGCAACCGCAACCGCCGGTGCAAGTGCAGGTCGCAACGATCAAAGCGCAGATCGAGCAAGCCAAGTTGCAGTCCGGCGACCGCCGGCATCAGCTTGAGACGATGGAGGAGGTACGCCTGAATTCGGCGCGCATTCTCCAGCTCGAAGCGCAAGCGCTGAAGTTAAAAGCAGAGGCAGGCGCGGCGGCGAACGACCCTATCCTCCAGATGATGGATAAGGAACTGGCAGCGGCGCAGCATTACCAGCAGCAGTTGAACGACACAGTAGACAATTACGTGAAACTTTTCGAATCACAACAGCAAGGAGCGCAAGGTGGACAGCCTGGATCTACTCAGCAGGGACCAGTGGGAGGCGTGGCAGCGCCAGGAGGAAACCCAGCAGTTCAAGGAGTTTCTGAAGGTGCAGGTGGCGGAAGCCAAGGCGGCATGGGCTAGCGGTCAGTTCACGAACCATCAGGACATGACGCAAATCGCGGTGGCGAATCTCGCCGCCGTCGAAAACGTACAGTTTGCCGAACGCATAATCAACCTCGAATACGAGGATTACCTTACCGCAATGAAAGGTTAGCCAAATGCAAAATACCTCAGGCTTTATCCCCCTTGGGCACAGGCTTCTCGTGCTGCCTGATCCGATCGAAACGAAGACAAAAAGTGGCCTGGTGCTCGTGACTGAGACAACCGGTCGTGAAGAGATGGCTCAAGTCAAGGGCACCCTGGTCGCGATCGGTGACGGCTGTTGGAAAGATACGCCGACGCCGAATTGGGCTGTACCGGGCGACCGGATCGTGTTCGGCAAGTACTCAGGGCTCCTTTGGGCCGGCGCAGACGGCGAGAAGTACCGCATCCTGAACGATCTGGATGTCGTAGGAATGGAGGTTTCGAATGTCTGAAACGCAAAATGATTCAGAATTGCTTGACGACGACGAAATTCCGGAATACCGTCCTGATAACGCCGATACCCCAAGTGGTGACGGCGATGTTGAGGAACAAGCGCGCGCACTGGGCTGGGAGCCGAAAGACAAGTTTAAAGGGCACCCAGGCAAGTGGACTGACGCAGACGAGTTCCTTGAAACGCACAGTAAGAACAACGGCGCGCTGCGCAAAGCACTCGCCGAGCAAGCGAAAGATCTCGAAACTCTGAAGAAGCAGATGGTCGGTATGGACTCTGCGCACAAGAAGATTTTCGAGATGCAAATCAAAAAGCAGAAGCAGGAATTTGACGATCAGATCACGTTCCTGAAAGCGCAAAAGCGAGAAGCGTTGCGCTCCGGCGAGCACGAAACAGCGGCAGACCTCGATGAGCAACTCGATGCGATCCGCGAACGCGGCCCGGAGTTACCCGATCTTCCCGACAACACCCCCAAAGGTATCGCCCCGAAAGACTGGCGCACAAACTCGGACATGGTTGAATGGTCCGCGCGCAATTCCTGGTTTGACAAGGACGAGGACATGACGATTTACGCTGGCGGATTGGGGCAGACGATCCGGCAGAAAAATCCGAGCATGCCGTTCCCGGAATTGCTTGAACAAGTGAGCGCGAAGGTACGCCAGGCGTTTCCGCATAAGTTCTCTGCGACGCGGCGTAGCCCAGTCGAGAGCACAACGCCAGGCGCGAACAGCGCGGCGGCTTCCGGCAAGTCCTACGGCTCATTGCCGAAAGACGCAAAGGCAGCGTGCGACGAAGCG